CTGGAGTAATTCCAGCAGGTAGGTAGTTGTCGAAGCCTGGCAAACCAGTCTTGATACCTATTGAGCCAAGTGCTTGCTGTCTTGCTAGGTTCTCAAAGTATGCTACCGCTGAATCAAGATCTGTGGCATCAATGTCACGGATGGTTGCGGTGTTCTTCTTGAGTTCTGAAGTCTTGGCAATGATTGTTTCTAGGGCATCGGAACTGTGTCCAGCCTGAACATCTGCAGCAGCATTACGAAGAAGTTCTTTAACGCTGTCGTTTAGGAATTCTTTCTGAAGTTCTTCTAGGTGGTACTTGGTAGCACCAATGTTCTCGGCTGGGGTGAAGTCACGAAACTTTTCGATCACTAGGGATATTGGTGGCACAGAGGAGTTGGCTTCTGAATAGTTTCTAATGAACTGCCAAAGTCTAGCCTCTGTATTACTCATTGTTTAACCCTTCCTTGGCCAGTCTACGGCGTTCGGCTCTCTCTTTGTTGTCTAGTTCTAGTTGTTCACGTTTAGTAATTATGTCGTGAGCATAGTTTGCAAAATATTTCCATGTTGGACTTTGTGCAACATCAAAGTAATATTGTAGCAGGTCATAGCAGAAAGGTAAAGTATAAGATTCGATTAGAGCATCTGCTGCCCACTGCTCTACGTTTAAATTCAATAATGGCTTTGCCTCAAACTTTTGGGTATGTAGTTTAGAGTATCTTGAAAGCAAAGCCATTCGGTCTTTGCGTTCTGCCATTACTTGCCTTCGATCTCGCCCTTGGCCTCAGTTACCTTTTCCTGAAGTTTGGCCTCAACAAAAGAGTATACACGATCGAATGCTTCGTTGGTGTTCTCACCATCACGCTTGCTATCTGTTACAGATATGTCAATTCTCAATGACTGAAAATTGCCTAGGTTGAGCGTATAGCCTAGCCCAACGGTTACCTTGGTGTCTTCGTTATTCATACCCTGTTCCTTTCAAGAACAATTAAATCGATTCAGACCAGATGGGGATAAACCGTCCATCTTCGGTCCTTGTATATGTAAGTATACCATCTCCCATCCTACGAGTCAACTCCTGTTTTGTGGGAGTCATGTCGTTGGTAATGAGTTTGTCTTTTCTTGGTCTTCCAATATGGTAGGAAGCAAGTATATCACGAATCTCACGAACCTGCGACTCTGAGTAATAACTTCTTACCTGCCAGCCTGTGCTACCGCCTTTTTGAGATCCTGTAGGATGTGGGATAACCCCACGCTTCATTAGATCTGGCATATACTTCTTGTGTCTGTTTACAAGGTCTGCCGTTTCCCCAACTGTGAAGGCTCGTTCTCTATTCTTTTTAAAATCATTAATAAGACAACTTTCAATTCTGTCCTGAATAATATTATAAACAGACATAATGCCATTAGATTTGTTTAGGTGGTGAACTCTTACAAGATCTCCGTTTAAGAACCAAACCTTTTTATTGCCTGGAATAACAGGCTTATCGTTATATCTATTTTTGTCAATAGAATTTGATTGGTTGGCAGCCATGATAGACCTACTAAGACCTAGGGACTCCAACAGCAATAAGGTTTACTCCGATTGAAACGTTACCGTTTGCATTAAAAATAACTGTTCCTTCTACCTTACTGGTTGTTATAGATTTTAGGATGACGGTTACATTTCTACCTGCGTCAGTTGAGTTTAAAGTATATGGCGTAGCGGTAACGATTGGTGGCACCTTAAAGGTAACTCCATTCGGAAAGTCTAGCGAAAAGTCTTTTGTGGTTCCTGCTGTTACTGCCTGTGCTGTACCAAAAATTTCTTTGTAGCCACCGACAAAAACTAGGTCCGATGTTTTAGAAGACTCTGGGCCTGTTGAAGTAATAACTGTAGAGTTTCCTACTGAGGCAGATGCTGCTTGCTTATCAAGCATTGAGTTAACAGCCTTGACGATTGTTGACACGTAGTCAAGGTCTAGTGGCTGTCCTGGTTGTGGGTCTTGTAATTGTGGCATATGTCTATTATATCACTAAAACGTCTATGATGGGATAGGATCTTGGCCTTCAAATATTCGTGCAAATGGTTCGTGCACTTGACTTGAGGTTGGCTGCTGTACCCAAATTCTTACCCCTTGTGCTGGCAAGTTTGTATCTGGGTCTAGTGGAACTAAAGTGTTGTATGTTGGTGTAGAAACTGTTTTAACATAATTCCATCCCAAGGTATTGTTAAAATAGTTATCTTCAAAATCCCATTTGAAAGGTGTGCATTGGTGACCAGTGTGACGTTCTGTTGCGATCTTCTGAAACAATCCTATATCTATAGTATATCCAGAGCCATAGATCTTTGGAACATTCTCTACAACTACCTTTTTTACAACATCAGCCATACTAAACTCCTACGTCAATTCCAAACCTGAACTCTATGTAGTTCTTGGTGTTCTGATTTTTAATTACCGTTTCACCATTGGTTGTTTTAAAAACAGTATAGCCAGTTAATCCGTATAGTGGATTCTGAGTCGTTGTATTGTCAAGCCTAATTCCATCAAGGGCTACGTAGTAGTCAGAGGATGGGGAGCCAGAATCTGTTACAGAAGTATATATTTCAATTTGATCTACGATTCCCCAAGAGAATCCAGTTCTATAAAATAATTCTTGAAGTTGTTGTTCTACTACCACATACCTGTTATTTGCAAAGTCGTGCTGGCCTTCGCCTGTTCCGTTAGGAATTGCTATTTGCATATTTGCATATACAGATGGGTTTGCTGATGATGCAAATCTTACCATAATCTCAACTAGGTCTGGGATATCGGCCGATTCGTTTCCATCCTTATTCATTACAGAAAATGCTAATTTTAGTTTATCTGTTGGTGCATTTCTATTTAGATTTACGGAGGTTCCTGTTAGTTTTATATAGTCTGATCCAAGACCTGCAGTCATTTCTGTTCCAGATCCAGTATCTGAAAGCGTAGCATTTCCTCCAACGATTGCTAAAGACCCATTTAAAATTCTTGGCCTTTCATATCTGGCAATTCTGTTTGCATTTCCAAACAATATATTTGTGCTAGTAAAGAAGAATGCTGACGAAGTAGTTGTTATTACGTTGCTTGTGCTAATCTCTGTTTCTAACAATATTTCTTCAGTGGTTGATCCGCCAACATCTACATATTCCCATCCTTCATTTTCAGAAAATGTATATAACATTCTGCTGTCAAAGCCCACGGCACTTGGGTTTCCTCCTGCTGAGTACACACCAACCTCAGTAATTTCATATCTTTCTTCTGTTGGAAGTTCTGCTGTAAAAACAATTTTTTCTAAAAGTGGGTTAGCATCATCCTTGATGTATCCTCTAGAAACAATAGGCAGTCTAAGCATCTCAAAATCTAGTTCTGTTTTGCTTGCTGCTGCAACATCGTCAAGCGTGTCTCCTGTAGACAATGGCTTTGGGCCACATCCAATAGCAATGTAAGACGCATATGCTGGTGCCTGGCTAATCAAAAACTTACTTAGAATGTTTTTGCCTTTATTTGTAATCACGAACTTCCTCCTATGTATATTGTATCATCAAGAATCTCTCCTTGGTAGAAAATCTCTACCTCTACCGTTTCGTCTGGTTTAAGATTAACTAATTCAATAGTAATTATACCATTGTCGTCTATTGTCACGTTGCTTGGCTGGTCTGCAGTAGTGTTTGGTATTCTTTCCTCAAGTTTTATAGGGAAGTTATCCATATAGTTTGGTAGGGTGTCTTGTAGTGGAATAATGTTGAAAGCGTTAAATTGAGTAGAAATAATCTGGGCATCTTTAATTGGCTGATATTTAGTGTTAAATCCATTAATAAGATCGTGTCTTGATAACTCAATCAGTTCGTTACCGCCAAGCATTTCTAAAAACACCTGTGCAGCAACAATGCCAGAAGGCGATGTCGGGTATAGTTCATAGGTTTCTGGTGTTGCTATTTTTACACCACTAGAAACAACAGGAACGTTTATTTGTCCAATTCCTTGATTTGGGGTGGCAGTTATTTCTTTTTTTCCTTCTTGAACATAGTCGTTTGCAAAGTCTTCATAACTACCAACCTTTAATCCTGGATTGAATCCAAGTCCTGGTCCCCGATATCCCATTGCCATTATATTACCTCGCTTAAGTATACTGTCATTGATGGTCCTTGCACACTCTTAGAGTATTCGATGTTGTACACAACGAATCTTGAAGAACTTGAAATGACCTCATTGCT